CAGCGAGGGTCGAGCGCTAAGAACGACGACGTGGACATCGTGTGGGAGATGACTCGTAAGGGTGACCGGTTCCAGATGCGGACTCGTAAGGCGAGGATGGGATGGGTGCCGCAGCAGATCACGTTGGCGATGTCGGATGAGCCGATCGTCTACCGGTTGGTGACCGATGGTGTGTCGGATTCGAAGGTGGCCGAGTGTCTCGATGCGTTGCAGGATCTCGATATCGACCCGGAGTTGTCTGAGCGGAAGGTGGCGGCGCTGGTCAGGGATCATGGGTTGAAGATCGGGTCGGATGCTTTGCGGGTGGCGTTGCGTAGTTACCGGCAGCAGATGGCGGGTGATGGTTTGGACTCATACCTGCTCTGACTTGACAAATATTGTCCACATAGTGTAAAATATAAATATGAGCAAGACACACAACACCAAAAACACCGTCCCATTCTTCAACAACGCCGTCATCCCCAACCCGATCAGTGGCGACCTCTACGAGATCATGGAGGATCTCGGCATCGAGCCACGCTTCGCACAAAAGGGCGACTCGGGCGAGAAGTACGCATGGGCAGCCGACGGCGACCGCTACCGCCTCGTCTGGGAGACCAACGCCGATGGCGAGTTTTTCACCATCTACCACGAGGGTGTCCACATCGCCGACGGCACCGGCAGCGCCGATGACATGGTGCGTGCATTCCTCGGCGACGAGGACTGGATGCCAGCCTGATCTCCGACTTGACTGATATTGTCCGCATAGTGTAAAATATAAGTACCAAATCAACCAAACCAAAAGGAACCAATAAAATGAGCAAGCCAAAGTACACAGTCACCCTGCCAGACGGAAGCGTCGTCACCCGCCGCACCGAGCGCACCTACAGCCACGTGATCGTCTCGCACTACGACACCGAGAAGGCCATCGCCGACGCCAAAAACAGCCTCGACAACTGCGAAGCCAACCTCGCCCGCTACATGGACTGTCTCGCCGCTGCGGAGACCGACCAAGACGCCAACAACGCCCGTGTCATCATCGCCCGTTCACAAAACCGTCTCGGCGAGATCCAAGCCGAGATCGCCCGCCTAGAGGCCACCGGCCTCGGCAAGTCGTGGGTGCTCGCATGGTGCGGCCGTCCAGATCTCGCACAGAAGAAGATCGAATCGATGCGGTCGCAAGCCCGCCGCAACGGCTACGACGACCTGCCCGGCGTCACAGCGATCGAGGTCGAGGAGATCACACGATGAGCACCCTCACCCGCACGGTGCAGGCAGACATCGACCGGGTGGCCACACTGGCCACTCAGGTCGGTGCCGCCGCCAACGCTGGCGATCTGCAAGAACTGTCCAACTGCCTGCGCCAACTGAAGACCGCCACATGGCTGCTCCGGCTCGACGCCTCTCACCTCTACCACGAGCAGGTGACCGAATGAGCGACTACTACGAAGAACTGCGACGCCCGATCCTCGTCGACCGGGAGCAATATCTGGTCGTGCACTATTCGACGCTCGATGATTGTGAGATCTTCAAGGGTTGGGTTAGGCTGTCCAACGACGGCCTGACAGTCAGCGCCCGCAAGCAGGGCGGCCGGCGCTGGTTCCAACTGTGCAAAGCCGAACAGGTGGTGCTCAGCCGGATGCTCGATTGGGCGCAGCGATGACCAACACAATCCCCATCGGGGTCGCACATCAGATCCGGGCAGCGAAAGAACGCACCCGGCAACGCCAGATGGCATTCCTCGGCGAGGCGCTGGCCGCTGTCGCAGCGGGCAACCTCGACCGGCTCGGTGACGTGGTCACCCAATGCCGGCTGTTGGGGCTGAACCCGGACGAGGTACTAGCCCACCCATCGTCGAGCAGGTAGACATCTCCCCCGTCTGCTTTCCGTGGCCTCTCCTTTGGCTTCCCTTGCGTCAGAACCCCATCCGGGGCATGTCGGCAGGGTTCGGGGCTTCCCGACCAAAGGAAGGCCACGCTCGACACAATTGGAACGGGCTGCTCAATCGAGCCACACCAGATGCGACCCCGTCACCCGACCAGCCGCCGGATCGACAAAATGCAGACGCTGCGACGGCTGCCCTCGAGCCGCTACGAACTCCGCCGCATAGGCATTCTCTGATTCCGGCGACCCCGTCACATATATCTGGCCACCATTGGCCATCGTTAAAGTCATCGGAGTATGGAAATGACCCATATAGACATCGTGGAACGGCTCCACCACCCCGGTAGCCCACGAGTTGGCCTTCCGCAAGATACCGAATGCCGGAGTGTTGCCACCGAACGATTTGATCTCGTCGCCATGAACAAGCAACGCCCGATATTCGCCAACCTCAACGATCTGGTACCAATCGGCCGAGGTTCTCCACGTCACATCGGCAACATCGGCGAACCTGTCGCCAGCGATCCGATACGCCATCCGATCAATATTGTCCCCGGCCGGGTTCTCGCCCTTCCTACCGATTCGCCCATGGTTGCCGTACTCGCAGATCACATCGACCGCATCGAAGTCGGCCAACAGCCGGCGAACGAACTGCTCCATCAACCCGGCACAAGCGAACAACTGCTCGAACAGGTGGGCTTCAACCTCCCACGCCTGACCGGGAAAGATCGAAATACCCTCGACCATGTCACCACCGAACATCACCGTGGCGGTCGACACCGGATGGTCGGCACGCTGTACCGCCACAATCCGACAGATCTCCTCGGCGAACTCCATGATCCGCTCTTCGCACGTGGCGATGTCGTAGCCGCTGGTCATCTTCCCCATCTGCCAGTCGGTGGCGTGGATCAACGCCACCTCAGCACCGGCACGTTTCCGGGTTTTAGGCTGCCGTTTGACCGGTGGCGCAGCGCCCACCGCCAGCCCGGCGTCACGTGCCGCATCGTAGACAGCATCGATGAACGCCGCCGTTTTCCGTTTGGCGGTGGCTGTCGCCCGTTGCTGACGTTGTAACGCTGCCCGCAGTTGGGCGATCTCTTCCGCTTGGTCGAACTCTTCGATCATAGATCTGCCGCTCTTCTCCAGTTGTTGACCAGATGGACACTGATCGGGTAGCCCCACCCGGTGAGCACTTTGCTGACCGCAGGCGCTGTGTATGTCCGGTCTGCTAATGCTTGGCGGGCTGCTGCAGCCCGCTCTGGGTTGTTGACGTCAAGATCTTCAAACATGATCTCGATGTTCGACTTGCGTTTCTTTTTGGTGTTGGCATTGTCGAATGCTGACATATCGGGCATGGGAGCCTCCTATAGGTAGTTGGTCAGTCTTTGTGTGCGTGCCAGTCGATATGGCTGTCCAATCGGCCGTCGATCTTGTCCACTTTGCTGTCGATCTGCCTCAGCATATGGGCGTTTCTGCCGTGGTCACGGTTGTTCTCCCGGCGCATCTTTTCGATCAGAGCGACGAGGACACCGCCGGGAGCGACAACCGCTAGCAGGATGGCAGACCAGATAGGCATTACCGTTTGAACGCCTGCTCGATTTCTTCCGCTGTCAGTTTGCCGTCTTTATATCCGACGGCCAGCGCTTGGACGATGGTGAGCACGGCGATCGCACCGGACATGACCGCTGATTGCCATAGGGCTACATCGACGAGGGTGCCGACGAGCACGTTGGGGATCGCTGCGGCAACGAATGATGCCACTAGCCGTTTGATGATTGTGAGGGTCATTTGTCCTCCGATATTAGTTGGGATATGGCGAATATGGCCACTGACACGACCGAGATGGCCGTGGCGATGTTTTTTGTGCTGCCGGACAGGGTGATGATGACCAACAGCAGACCTCCGGCCATGATGGCTGTTTCGAGGAGTATGCGCAGGTATTTCATCGTGTCCGTCGTTTGGCGGCGATGGTCGGTGTGCCGCTTATCAAGACAAAGCCTACAGTAACCGTGCGTCGAGTGCTAACTGGTACAGTGGAGCCGACCGGTATGTAGTTGTCATATCCGGGTGTTGAGTAGATATCGACCTGCTGTTCGAACTGTTGTTTTTCCTCGTCGGGTGCGTCGTTAGGTGGTGGTGGTGGGTTTGTTGTCGTGGTCGGTGTTGTTGGGGCGGTCGTGGTGGCAGCCGTAGGTGCGGCAGTGGATGCCACAGTTGTGGTGGATGGCTGGGTTGTAGTGGTTGGCGGTGCCGTTGTTGTCGATGACGACGTTGTCGTCGGTGATGACGTGGTAGTCGGCGGTAGGGTAGTGGTGGGGATTGTGGTGGTAGGTACGGTGGTGGTCGTCGTAGATGGGGCAGTTGTCGTCACCGGTGCAGGTGCCGAGGTGGTTGTCGTTGTTGATGTCGATGTTGTCGCCTCCGTGGTTGTGGTGGGTGGCACCGTGGTAGATGTTGTCGAGGTTGTCGAGGTTGTGGTGGGTGGCACCGTGGTGGTTGTCGGGGTTGTTGAGGTTGTGGTGGGTGGCACCGTGGTGGTCGTGGCCGTCGAGGTGGTGGTAATCGTCGAAGTCGATGTCGTGGTGGTGGTCGTGGCGATAGCCACATCGCTCACCAACTCATACACCCCACCCTCGTACCCTAGCCCTTGCTGCTGTGGGAAATACCCGGCACGGAGCCGGTAGCCACCAGCGTCCAACACCATGTAGATCTTTGCCGACACACACTGGCCAACTCCATGATTCGAGTCGTCGTCATAGGCGACCAGCAGGTCGCTGTCGTCGTACAACCACAGATACGGGTCGGCACCCGGCTCTTCACAGTCACGGTTGCTGTTCCCATAGATCACCACCAGTGTCTGGTCGGCCTCTACCGTGAACCACCAATCGGACTCGGCTGTTACCTCGACCGACCCGGCCGCAGCCGGACTGGCAACCACTAACAGACAGAGCGACCCGAGTAACGCTTGACAGGCTGTGAGTAGCCGGCGTCTGTTCAGGCGTGTTTTTGCAGCGCTGCCCACGTGATCTTGCCAACAATCCCATCAACCGGGCGGGCGTCACGGTTTCGTGACTGGAACCGGCGCACGGCACGATCCGTGTAGTTGCCGAAATCGCCATCGACGGTGGTGCCGACAATCGCCTGCACCCATTTGACGTCGTCGCCCTGTGAGCCTTTCCGTAGCGATTTGCCGGGATATGGCCTGTTTTTTGGTTCGGCCTTGGACTCGGCCTTGGACTCGGCCTGTGGCTGTGGCTTGCCACCGGTGATCTCAGCCCACACCCGCTCATAATACGCAGCATCATCAGCATGATCATTCGAAATCTCCACGTGGAACCAATCACCGCCCGGAGCACCCGAAAATGCTTTCCTGCGGTAGACAGTCCATGCATTCCGATCGCATTTCCAGCCACGACCGTGTGGAGCCGGGTAGTAGTCGAACACCGCTTCGATGCAGAGCACGTCGGCATGCTCGACGAGGAAGTCCATGATCCGGACAGCGTCCTCATATTTACCAGAACCCGGATATCTGCCGGCACGCCAAGAGTTGTCCCATGCCCGACCGGTGCCATGAACAGACGGTGACGACTTACCACGCTTCGAGCGGACACCCCACGAGCCGTTGTTCCAGACAGCACCATCTGACCATTCGATAATCAGTTGGATGAGTCGTTCGGTGCCGGCACGCTTACCAGCAGCGTCCCGATCCCAACCGGTGTACTTACGCTTAGCCATCACTCAATCTCCAATCATGCTGGCGGGTCAGGAAAGTCTACGTCAGGCCAGTTTGGGTTGTTCGGTAAGTCTCGCAACTGTTGACGATAAACCGCCCATTGTTGTTTTTGCTGGTCGGTCAGTTGATTGTCGGCAAGTTGTGACCAGTCGCTTGTAAATAAACGCCAGTCCCGCATGTTGCGTATGTCTTGTTCTGTTATTTCCATTTCAGCCACCGATCCGGATTAGCGACAGTTGAGGCACATACACAATTTTTGAAGAACCCGAATTTTGATAAAACCGTGTCTCAACATCGTCGGTAGTGCCGTTCAGATACATTACGCCCGAAACTGTCCCACCCTCTGACGCTGTACTTGTAACGTCAAACCGCGACCAGTTCACAAGGTTCTTAAAGATGAGAAACAAAGAGCGACCGTTTATGATTTCCCAATTTCGACATTCAAGAGTTACAAGATAATAACCTTCTATGTTCGGAGTTATCCGTTCGTTATTTGTTGTAGTGCTATGCCACCCGTACGGATCATGCACTTCTTGATCGTAATTTATGGCTGCGATTGTGTTGTGCGCAAACGATTGACTTGTAGAGTTCACGATGCAAGCGGGAAAACCTGCGTTAAGGTCTGACGCTTGTAAAACGTCGCCCGCTGTGAAGTTGCCAAACGCTGTCATGGTGTCGGCTCCTCTTCTGGTTTTTCGGTGCCTACCTGTCTGTCAATCCACGCTGACCACTCTTCGCTGGTCATCACGGTTGCGGTGTCGTCAACCTGTACCGACACCGAGCCGTCGGGGTGTAGTTCTTCTAGTTCTTGTCGTGTCCATGTAGCCATCTGTTATCACCCGTTGTTGTATCCGTAAACCCGAATAGTGCCACCCGTAATAGTTCCTGTGCTTGGGGCAATCGTGAAATATGAGTGACTTGTTGAATTGTTTAAAAATCCGCTGTATGTGCCAGCACTCGCACCACTCGTTGCGTTGCTGTCAACATATGAAGAGAAAATTTGTGTTTCGGTTGCGATAAAGGGTGCTCGTATGTCGGCCGAGAACTGCATCGGTGAACCCACATAACCGGCCGCCAAATAACTAAATTTGCTTGCGTTGTTGTCACCTGAGCCGGAAAATGCGCCTGCATAAGTTGTTGCTGTTCGACTACCATAATAGCCACTTGTTGATGAGCCGATCGTCATTCCAATGTAAGGCGACGAACTAGAAGTATTGATTTGCACTATTACGCGGTAGTGGTCAAACGTCGCTGAAAACGCACCGGTCACGGTCACCGATGAGACACCGCTACCAATCGTTTGCGATTTGATAAACACCAGCCCGGCATATTGTTGTAACGCTTCTACCGTGTCGTTAACCGTTGCATGTTGGTCGGCGTGGCTAGGACTGTTCAACGCTGAACCCGCAGTAGGGTTCGTGAACGTCTGCACACTATTAGGCCAGTTAGTTGCCATAAATCCTCACTCTAATACAGCCGGTTACCTTCAACCGGATGACCGTCATACCCGAACAATTCGTCATAGGTGTAATCGGTGTCATCATACACATCCAGTGTACCACCCAACTTGCCCAACTGTGAATCATCTAAGATGAAGTTCATGTTGTCGACCATCGGCAACAGTTCGATCTTGATGGTCGCATCCTGCGGCGTGATATTGATTGTCCGGGACGACACCACCACATTGTCGGTACGTTGCGAACCGCCAGTCGGCGTGTATTTCACCTGCGCCGGATTCCACAAACCATAGAAACTGTCCAGATATCTGCGCCATACGAGACTGGCAGCGTCATCCGCTAACGCCTCCACCTGTTTCGCAGACAACACAATCGATTTCGCTTGGAACCTCGGCGTGTCATACATATTCGCCCAACGCTCCGCTGTTTGCTGCGCACCCGGCTCCAACACCCCGAAGTTCTCCGTCGTATCGTCCCAACGGATCGCCACCGTCGAATACTGGACATTACGTCCACCGTACCGCTGAACCGACTCGGCACTCTCATAGGTTTTAGTTTCAGTTGCAGCGCCACCGTATTGCAGCGGGTCGTTGCGAGTTATTTGTGCCGAGTTCACGACATCGTCCATGTTGTAGCCACGGTCAAGTGTTGTGAACGGCAACTCGGTGCCGGTCGGGTTCTCGGAGAACACAAAGTCTTGACGGTAAAACTCTGGGACTTTCGACCCGTCATATACGCTCACGTTGTAAACGATCCGATCCGGAAACGCTCCGACAGCAGGAAAGAAATCCGACCAAGACGAGAAACAGACAGCCGGGTTGATCGGCAAGATCGAACTGTTCAACAAATCAGCCACCGTATAGCCGTCATACCCAACGAACTCGATGATCGGCTCAATTGTTTGCACATCGATGCCTTGCACCTGCCAGACAATGTTATCAACACCCAAAAAGGGAGCCTTCACCTGTTCAAAAATGGTCGATCCGGTCACCGGCTCCACGTAACCATCCAACAGATACCTGATACCAAGATTCTGCCTAAAAACATATTGCAACGGGTCGAGGTTCAGGAATTCGACTTTAGATCGGGCAGCCAACGTCAACGGATCGACAGCAGAAATCTGCACTGTCGAGTTCCGTCCGTCGTCCGTCAAAGTGAAATCGGACACGAAACCAAAAAACACATCCTCATAATATGAGTCGTTGACCAGAGCACGAATCTCCAACGCATACGAATACACATTGAGATCGGAATAAGTGCCGCCATTCAATGGGGTGAACGCTCCGTCGTTGTTATCCAGTTGGATCGTTGCAGAGCCGCCCCCCATCTGGCCGACCGGGACTGTCTGTTTGATGGTTGCGCCCATCGTCCGATCAGTCAGATCAACGTTGTAATCAAACTGTCGGAGCCGAACCTGCCAGTCGGTTGTGATGCTCACCGGCCACGCACCCCGGACAACGTTGGGACAGTCAGCCCGCCGTGACGTTTCGAGTACGAGTTCAATGCTCGGACAACGTCGTCGCCGTTCGAGCCGACCGGCATGTTGACTGTGATGTTGGTGGTGCCGCTACCTACGCTGTCCATCCTGTCGAGTGGGATGATCGCTTCGGCTCCGGCCTCGCCGACCAGCCCGATGGTGGGTTGGGTGACGATACCGCCGGTGGCGAATGGCACGAAATCAAAGGTAGAGGGCATTTTGAAATCAGGCACACCAAATGACGAATAGTTGGTGGTGAAATCGACCGGGATCGAATAACCACCGAGATCGACAACGCTGTTGATCAGTTCGATGGCTCGGTCAAGATCGCCGGTGTCGATCTCCAGTTTGATGACCTCGAAGAACGCATCTGGCAGATCTTCTCGGGCGTCACGGAATGTGCGCAACGCCTCATACGCCTCGATCTGTGCCTCTTGCCATGCGTCGCTGCCCTCGGTCACAGAGGCCAGTTTTTTGGCGATCTCTTCTAGATCTTCTACAAACTCGTCGCTGGCTTGTTGTTGGTCTAGCGACTCGAAGAACTTGTCTAGCCGGGTGGTTGCAGTTTCGATCCCCTCGTTCAACGGGTCGAATGCCACATCTACCCGGCCGAGGGTGGTTTCCAGTTTGTCACCCTCATCTCTGGCTTTGCTCATCGATTTCTCAAAACGCCCGAGAGGCTCCCGGATACCCTCAACTTCGTTGTCAAAAATATCGAGTTCTTTTTTGACGTTTCTAGTCGATGTCTCGAAACGGCCTAGCGGTTCACGTGCCTCTTCCACCGCATCGGCGAAGATCGTGAACTCATCTTTCGATTTTTTGACTTTCTCGGCTGCCTCTTCGGCTTCGTCCCCTAGATGGCCGATCTCCGGGATGTCAACACCCGGTATTTTGTTCAACAGCCCGATGATGCTGTTGATTCCGTCGATGATCTTGTTGATCACCCATTTGATGCCGTCCCATGCCAGTTCAAATGCCAGCCTGAGTCCGTCGATTGCGAGACCGATGATGTCGAACTTCTTTTGCAGGACGACAAATATCGCTATCAGTGCAGCGACTGCGACGATGATAAGCCCGATCGGGTTGGCGCTGAGGGCGGCGTTGAATAGCCACGTGACCGCTTTCGCTATAGTGGTCGCTGCTGTGTAAACCTTCATCGCTATGTTAACCGCAACGATCGCCGCAGCGACGCCACCCAAAGCGATCCCTAACCCGATGACCACATTGGTGTGATCGGCCATAAACTGGAACAGGCCGATGATCACCGGGATCACCGTCTCGACCAACGGCAACAATGCCATGCCGATCAGCTCTGACATTTGAGAGAATCCGACTTTCATCTTGTCGGTCGAATTCGCTGTTGCCTCTGCGGTGCCACCAACCTGTGTCTCGATGGCACCTAGGATCATATCTTGAGCCTCGAGCAGTTTGCCGGACTCCACCAGAGTTTTGATTTTTTCTTTCTCTTGGTCAGTGAAAGTGACACCGGATCGGGCGAGCGCAGAGATGCCCTTGATCGGGTCGTTCAGTGCTTTACCGAGTTGTTTGGCGTTGTCGGTTGCAGAGCCGAACCCGGCGGCCGCCATGTCAACTGTCAACTGTGTCGCACGGTCGAAAGCACCGCCAACCTCATCGGCGGATTTGGCGATATCGCCGAATGTCAGCAGCAACGCTTGCGATTCTTTGATCTGGTTCTGGTCTACACCGGTCAGACGTGCTGTTGCCTCTGCCTGTTTGACCAGTTTGTCTGCCACTGCGTCGCTGGCATCGCCGAACAGCCCCATCGAGTCAGCGATCTGTCTGATCCGTGCGTTAGAGGTGGCGGCCTGTTCGCCTGCGGCGACGAACTTGGCGCCGGCGGCACCGAGCGCAGCGAGACCGGCGACAGCGGGCACGAACGACTTCTGCATCGCATAAGTGAACTTCTGGCCTTTGGTCTCCAACCGGGAGAACTCGGACACCATTTTGTCGATGCCACGAGAGAATCCTCTGGAGTCTGCGTTGATCAGGACATTGATCACAGATGACTTGGCCATCAGTAAAGCCTATACTCTCTGATCAGCGCTGACAGCCTTTTCTCGTAGATGTCCACCACCTCGCTGCGCCGTTTGTCGAGGGCGTCATATAGGAACGGCTGCGGGCTGATGTTGTGAGAAGGCCAGCCGAAATGGATCACCCCTGCATATGGCACCCGTTTCCGGCCTGCCCTGACCCGTGCCGACTTTTGGGTGCCCGATGCTCGCAGTGTTGAAGCCAACTGCCCGGTGCGTACCGGTACCAGCCCGGCCGCTGTCTGTTTGACCTTTTCGGCCGCTTCGGCGTTCATCTCTTTGAGCGCACCCTTAGCGGCGTCTTTGTCAAGGTCTTTGCCGAGCCGGTTCACAGACCGTCTGATGTCTTTGATCCCGTCGATCCTGACCGGTTTTGTTTCGCTCATCTGCGGGCTGCCCTTTGTTGTGCTTTCGCTTGGTCTTCTAACACTAGCAAGATCGCACGTAGCATCCGGGTGTCGGCTGCGAGGTATTGGGGCGCTATACCGGTGGCCACTGCTGCTGCGGCCACCAGATATGTCACGCTGTCTCGTCTAAAGGGGCGGCGGACTCGTCGACGATCTCAACGGCAGCGACCGTGTCGAGCCATGTGTCGAATGGTTTCGGCTGTTTGCCTGCGTATTTTGAGGCGCACCAGCCGAGCCAGTAGACATGCTCCATTTTGAGGTCTTGTGAGAACGCCTTGCCGATACCGGTTTTGTGTTGACGTTCGAACTCGACCTGTACCTTTGGCGTGACCGGGTATGTCCCGGTTTCGCCGTCGTCGGTGGTTACGGTGATCTTCAGATCGATCATGGGTAGTTACTCCTTGGAGTTGATCAGGATGTTGCTGTGGTGATTGCGCCGGACACTGGCCACGTGACCGATGCCGATGCGAGGTCGCCGACTGCGCCGCTAAGCAACGGCCATTCGGTGACAAGCACCGTGGCGCTGAATTGCGGATTGGTCGCTGAGGTGGTCTCGTTCACTGGTTTGATCGTGACAGCGGTGGTGCTACCGATCAGTGGTGAGATGGTGGCGTGAACCTCTGATGCTGCGAAATCCTCATGGAAATCGAGCGAGAGGCTGTGGTCGCCGAGACCTGCGATGCGGGTCACTGCGGTGTCGCCGAATGCCGTGGTTGCTACCTCGGCGTAGTTTTCGGTCAGGGTTACTGATGCGATGTGGTCAGATAGATCGACCCCACCGATCGTGATTTCCGGGTTGGTGATGACGAACTTGGCCACGAGCCTCAGTCCTCCTCTTGGTCAGCCACCTCGCCTTTGACGGCTGGTGGGGTTTTGTTTGCTATTGGTTGCAGATGGCCGCCATCGATCAGATGTTGGATGTCTGCGCCGGCGAGTTGGTCAGCGGTGACTTTGTCGCCGGGGTTGTGCCCGCACACTTTGTGTGTGCCGGTGATCTCGTATTTTATGTTGCTCATGCGTGCACCGTGATGTTGAAATCTATCGCTAGATAGGTGGCGTCTGCCTGTTGAAGCATCCGTATGTTCCCTGCAGAGTTTACGATACTCGTTTGTGCGACGCCACCTAGCGTCCGGTCGGCTTCGATTGCTGCTCTGACTGATGACGCTCCGTCATAGGCGCTATATGTGTACAGGGTTTTTTGGGCTGCTCTGTCTGATGTCCGTCCGACGATCACTGTGACGGTGAATGTCTGCTGGACGTTGCCACCGGCGAAACCGCCCCAATATTCGATGGTGTCGGGCATGACAAATGCACAGGGGATT